GCAAGTAAACCTCCAGGTCTTTTCTGTTTAATTAATTCTGTCTCTATAGCTGCTGATAATGCAAGACCTAATGCTCTACCTTCCTCTTCATCTCCTTCTACATTAGAACCAGAGGCATCTACATTTACAACTATATTCATACCACCACCACCAATGCCAGCTAAATCATGGTTTGGGATAATATTTCCTGATTGATTTGGAACAAATAATTCTGGCCCTTTTTCTCCCACAAGATAAGGTCGCCTCATACCTACAGGGCCACCATTAGCTGCTGCCATAACAGTATTTTGTACATCATTTATTGGGCCAGTAAACATATTGCTAAATAGACCTAAAAATCCTCTTTGAATTTGCAAAGCAACTAATTGAGCAGCAAGATCTAAGAAATAATCTCCAATTCTATTTAACATACTTCTGAACGCATCAGATACACTCATCGTACCTTTGATAATTCCCTTGAAAGAATCTTCAAATCCTATTTTAATTTGTTTACTTAAATCTAAAACCGTCCTCATAGGATTCATAAGTTTTTTAAATTCTTCATCAGGTGCTTTAAATTCTTGAAGAAACTGTAAATTTTCTACATTTTTACTAAGTTGCTCAACCAGTTTCTTAGCTCCTTCAACACTTAAATCAAACTCAGGAGGTAAATTTCTTAAAGCCTCTTTTAATAAATTTGTATCTTGAATTATAGGAACAAGAATTTTATCAATTTTACTTAACCTATCTTCCAAAGGTTTAGAAGTATCTTGTAATATTGCTTGAATTTCAGTATTTTCACTTGCAATAGCAGTTATTGTTTTTCTAAATTCTTCACTAAAAGTAGTTATATCTGCAAAAGGATTAGCAAATCTAAGACCACCTGCAACACCATCAAGTTTTGCTACTCGTTTTAAATCTTCTTCAAATCTATCTGAGAATACATCTGCCTGTTTCGTTGCTAACAAAGAATTAATTATAAAATCATTTGCAGCTTCAGAACCTTCTTCAGCTAAAATTTTATATGCTTCAAATTCAGTTCCCAATGTTAATTGTTCACTTAACTGCTGAATCCTTGATAGAGTACTTGAAAAATCATTTAAACCAATAGTTGCATCAAATAAATCTCTACTTCCAAAAAGTCTTGCTAAATCTAATCCTCCTACATCTGCAAACTTACTAAACTGTGCAACTAATTCAGTAGCTTCTTCTTTTGTAATGTCTAAATCTCTTCCTAATTGTCTAATTTCTTTTCTCGTAAATTGAGTTGTAGCACCTGCATTTTTAAGATCCTCATTTAAAGTTCTTACTGCTTTTCTAAAGTTTCTTATCTTTTCAATTTCAGCAGCAATAGCAGTAGCAAAGATAGAAGCAGCAAAACCACCACCTGGTGCGAGTGCTCCTCCAATACCACCAGCTAAACCACCAAGAATAGAACTTAAACCACCAGCTCCAAATAAAGCAGGAAAACCTCCACCAATTAATGCACTACCAACACCACCTTTAAGCCTGCCCATCGCACCACCTTGCATTGCAAACGGTCCGCTAGGTGACGCTCTTCTACCAAAACCCATTTTTTCTGCACGAGTTAAAGGAGTAGCTGGTCCTATCTGTCCACCTCTAACACCAAAAGGTAAATCTTTAAATACTGCTGCCGTAGCCTGTTGAGATAATATTTGAGATGATTTTTTAGTTGATACAGCAATTTTTTTAGTATCTTTTCCGATATTGGTTATCTTATCAGCAGCTTTACTAAAATCTAAAAACCCACTATCTCTAATCGGATTAGTTGGAATAGCTTTTGTTCTAGCACCTCTAAAATCTTCTGCTGTAACTGGAACACCTGCTTTTAAGGCTTGCCGTAGTCTTAACTTATTTAAAAGTTTTTCCTTTGCCATTAACTGATTATTATGTTCTTTCTCTACGTTTACTAATGCTTTAGCTGCTCTGTTAAAACTAGCCGTACCAACTGCTGCTCTATCTAATAATTTTCTAGCTCTTGTAAGTTGTTTATTAAAACTATTTATAGATACTGGTAATACTTTATTTTGTTCTCTAGCTTTTTTATTAAATTCTGATATTTCTTTCGTAGCTCCTCTTAATTCTTTACGAAGAGTAATTAACTTATTTGAATTTTTAAGAGCTATATTCAGATTTACGTCATAACCTGCTGCCACTTTTCTATCTGAATAAAAACATTTCTTCTATATTACCTTCTTTTACCTCTTAAAGCATTTTTTTTCTGTGCTTGTTCTTGTTGTTTTTTATATTCATCATTCTCAATCTCTGCATAAGCAGCCCAACCTATCATTTCTTCGATAGTAAGAGTTTCACATAATTCAGCTACAGTTTTATGTAATTGTTTTGCTAAACCATATATAAACTGCCAATCTTTATTAGCTTTTTAAATCGGCTTTAGCCTCTTTAACCTCCTTATCAGTTCCCACTGTAATCATCGCTATTTGTATCTCTTCGAGAATAGATGCTGAAACTTCTCTTCTTAATGAAGCCTTATCTCCATCTTGAAAAAGTCTTACACCATCTTTATCTAATGCTTTTTCAATCATCATCTGTAAAGCATAATCATTAGTATCATCTGTGCCTGTTTTTTTTGAAATGGCTTCTCTCTCTGCAATAGTCAAAGGATGCCAATAAACAGTAAGTTCAACTGCTCCTTCTTTTACTACATCATGTTTGTAAAGTTGAGAAACTCCAAATTTGTTTTTTAAAAGGTCAACTGCTCTAGTCATAAAATAAGTATTGCTACTTTATTATACTAGGCATTAGCTGAGAATTGGCAAGATATTACACCAATAAAATGACTTCTATCTTCGATTTCAAGCATTGTTGGTCCATTTATATCTTGTACTCTCGGAGTAACACTAAAAGTATCTGTATAATTTGAAGCGTTTACCGAAGTAAGTCCATCAATAACAGATTCACTTATAGCAGATAATACAGAAGTACCTTTATTTTTTGGAACATAGACATTACATTGAAGAACACCTGAATAATAATCTGATGATGCTCCTTGGTTTTGTACAGTAGCTTGAGCAAAATTAACTTGCATCACAACATATTTTTTTGTTTTCCCAGGAGTTACAAAACTTACATTGTCATATACAACAGAAACAGTAGCGTCTGCTGCTACAACTGCATCTGTAACTGCCTTTTCAAATGCTGCTCTTGCGTTAACTAAAGTCATGATTAAAACTCAGTGTAGGCTTGTCCACCTGTACCTTCAGAAGATAACCCTCTGGTTTGTCTAGATGCTACAAATAGTTTACCTTTTTTATCTTTCATTGTTTCTTGAATTAATCTTCCTAATTCACCTTGAACAAAAAATTGAACTTTACCTCCTTCTAATGCGTAAGCTGCATACTTGGCTCGATTACCAATAAAAACTGGTCTTTTAAAATTAAAAGTTTTATCAACTGGAAATCTAGGTTGTATTTTATATTTTGTATTTTTTGTTTTTACCGAATCTTTATTCCAAGAATCTTTCTTAGCTTTTTTAATACCAGCCCAAGGTTGAAAATCCTCTACTTTATCAACTGCTTTAACACCCATAGTCTGTACTTTCCAGCTACTTGCAAAAAATCCTGTATAAACTGGACTTCTTTTTTTAGTAGATAATCCTTTATGTACTTTTCTTATTAATTGATTAAAGTCAGCATTTAATTGTGCCTCTATATCACCAACTGGATCACTTTTTGATAAATCTTTATTAGCCATCAGAATCGCACCAGTACTGTAAATAAATAAACCTGCCCACCTTTCTTAGTGTCAATATCATAAATCTTTGCAGCTACATTAGATCCTGCATAACTCAATGTAATCTCATCATCAAAATCAACTTGGTTGTCACCTATTAAATCAGGAGTAATATATAACTTTGCATTTCTCATCTCTTTACCTTCATCTTCCTCTGACCTAACAAACTCGATTGGAACGCTAATACTGTAGCTAGTGTCTGTTGTTGTATAAACACCAGTGCTAGTGTTATAACTTCCCGAAGCTTTTTTTGTATAAGTGATAGTTGTATCAAGAGAACTGCCAAGATCAGCTACAACCTGTTTGGCAACACTTTTTAATAATGAATCAAGTTGTCCTGCCATTATCCTCTAACCACTCTAAGTTGAAAACTACCAGCTCCACCAAGCATATATGCTCCAAGGTAACTTTGTAACCACGGATAAACGTCAAGGATATTATTTATAGATCCAGTTCCTTGACTCGCAGTGTTGTACTTAACTTGAATATCTCCCAACTTAACTTCTTCAAAATTACCATCTTTACCAGTAGTTCCTGTAATAGCATCAGTATCATTTGCCAATGCTCTAGCTAATTCGTACTGTGCATACTTAATATTATTTGGAATGGTAGAACAAGATAACTCAACACCATCTACCTGATAATTATTTCTTGGAAACTTTAATGCCTGTCCATCATCACATCTATCTCCGTAATAAACTAAAGTA